CTATTCAGACTTTGGCCTGGTCGTCTAACGCTAATCCCAATTCCAGCACTGGTCTTGTTGCTGATTTGTCTCAGGCTACTGCCGCTACTATCAACCAAATTCGTCAGTCTTTTCAGGTTCAACGTTTGCTCGAACGCGATGCTCGCGGTGGTACTCGTTACACTGAAATTATCCGTTCTCACTTTGGTGTGCTCTCTCCTGATTCTCGTCTCCAACGCCCGGAATATTTGGGCGGTGGCTCCACTCCCGTTAATATCAATCCAGTCGCCCAGACTTCTGCTACTGGCGTCACTGGTGGTTCTGCTCCTCTCGCTACTCTTTCCGCTATCGGTACTGCCGTTTCTTCTGGCAATGGTTTTTCTCAGTCGTTTACCGAACACGGCATGATTATTGGTTTCGTGTCCGTCCGTGCTGATCTTTCGTATCAACAAGGTATCCGCCGTATGTGGAACCGCCGTACTCGATACGATTATTATTTTCCGGTGTTCGCCCATCTGGGCGAACAACCGGTTCTTAACAAAGAAATCTTTGTTCAAGGCGTTCCCGCCGCTGATGAAGGTGTTTTCGGTTACCAGGAACGCTGGGCCGAATATCGTTATCACCCTTCTATGATTACCGGTCTTTTCCGGTCTACTACTTCCGGTACGCTCGACGCTTGGCATTTGTCGCAGCGTTTTAATACTCTCCCTACTCTTTCTGCTGCTTTTATCGAAGATAAGCCCCCTATTGACCGCGTTCTTGCGGTTGGTGCTGCCGCTAATGGCAAACAGTTTATTTTCGACTCTGTGTTTCGTGTTGTCGCCACTCGTCCTATGCCTATGTATTCTGTCCCTGGCATGATTGACCACTTCTAAGGTGTCTCATGGGCTTTTTCTCCGGTGTTCTTGGTTCCGTTGGTTCCGCCCTCACCGGCTTTGCCGGTGGTGGTGGTGCTATGGGCGCTATTGGTGGCGCTCTTGGTGGTCTTTCTTCTTCTATGGGTGCCCATGATGCCAATTCCGCAAATATTGCGCTTAATCGTGAAAATCGTGAATTCAATGCCGCCGAGGCTGTTAAGAACCGTGATTTCGCGGCTTCGCAAGCTCTTTTAGCTAACGATTTTTCCGCTTCTCAGGCTCAGACTTCGCGTGACTTTGTTGAACGCATGTCTGGTACTTCTTATCAACGTTCTGTTGCCGATCTTAAGGCCGCTGGCCTTAATCCTATGCTCGCTTATTCCCAGGGCGGCGCTAGTACCCCTACTGGTGCGTCCGCTTCTGGTACTGCTGGTTCCGGCTCTGCCGCTTCTTCTGGCTCTGCTGCTTCCGTTCAATCCACTTCTACGGCCCGTGATAAGGCCGATATTGCTTCTACTGCTGTTTCCGCTGCTCAGATCCGTCGGCTTAATGCTGATGCTGATAATCTTGTTGCTCAGAACAAGAATATTGAGGCTCAGACTGATAATATCCACGCCGACACTCTCCTTAAAAGCCAAATGGCTCATACTGCTCTTGCCGATCATGGCAAGAAACTTGCTGAAACTGACTACACTCGCGGTCAGTTGTCCCGTGTCCAATCTGAGATTGACCGTAACCTTTCTTCGGCTAATCACTCTCGTTCTCTTACTACCCTTGCTCAAATGGATACTGCTCGCGGCGCTGCCGAGGCTGATTTCTATTCCGGTTCTCTTGGCAAGGAAATGCCCGAATTGCGCGGTATGTTTGAAATGATCCGCGCTCTTAAAATTCTTCTCGGAGGAAAATGATTATGTTTTTCCGCACTCCCCACAATTATGATTCTGACGTCGACTCCTATAAATCTGGTATCGACTTTTCTGAGTTTCCGTCTCTTGCTCAGCAAAATATGAAAGACGAATGCGATATTAATCGCATCGTCGCTACCTACGCTCGCACTGGCATGATGCCTGATGCTCCCGATGCCCCTGGTTTCTTTGATGCCGGCGATGTTTTTGACTTCCAGACTGCTATGAATCAAGTTCGTGCTGCTCAGGAATCTTTCGCCGCCATGCCTTCTAATGTGCGCGAGCGTTTCCACAATGATCCTGGCCGCTTGATGGCCTTCCTTAGTGATCCTGATAACTCTACCGAGGCTCGTAACCTCGGTTTGCTGAACCCCCTCCCTGAACCTCTGGTTGAACAGCCCCCGCTAGACGCTCCTCCCGCCTCTGCATAGCGTTTTCCGGTTCTACTTAAGGTGTATCTATGTCCAGGCGTGAGTAATCGCGTCTGGGCTGTTTCTCGTCGGCCTCTGGCCGTAACGGGTTCATGCTATTCCTAGGTGTTCCCCCCGTTGAGACAAGCGGTTATAGCCGGGGCTTGCCCCGTTGCTTGTTCTCTGCACCTATCTTCTGCGTGTTTGCTCAGCCTAAAAACACGCAGTTCGGACCATCCCTACTTGATATAAATGGTCCAGGTGACACCTTCCATTCTCTGTGTTATGCTGGTGTCTCCTATCCTCTCTTTTGGAGTTCTTATGAAACCCTCCCGCCGTTCTCCTGTGTCTAAGTCCAAATCTGCACGCTCCTTTCGTTCTCAGTCCGGTCGCACCGCTGCGGCTAACGTACGTCTGTCTCCCATGCGTGGCGGGATTCGTTTCTGATGCCTTGTTACCATCCCCTAAAGGCTTTTCGTACTCCTGAAGGGGTTGTTTTTGTCGATCGCGGTCGCGGGGATGAAATTTACCTCCCTTGCGGCCGCTGTATCGGCTGTCGTCTTGAGCGTTCTAGGCAATGGGCCGTTCGTTGCTGTTTTGAATCTCAACTTCATGACGCCAACTCTTTTTTGACGCTTACTTACGACCGTAAACACCCCGACTTTTCCCCCTCCCTTAATTATTCGCACTTTCAGTTATTTATGAAACGCCTTCGTAAGTCCGTTGGCAAAGTGCGTTTTTTTATGTGCGGTGAATATGGTAAAGATCTTTCTCATCCTCACTTTCACTGCATCATTTTTGGTCATGATTTTCCAGACAAAAAACTCTGGTCTCGCTCTCCTGGTTCTGGCCTTCCTTTGTTTCGTTCTGATGCTCTCGAGCGTCTTTGGCCTTATGGTTTTTCCTCAATCGGTGAAGTGACCTTCGATTCTTCCGCTTACGTTGCTCGTTACGTTACTAAGAAAATTACTGGTGATCTTGCTGATGAACACTACCGCCATGTGGACAGTGATACTGGTTTGGTTACTGACCTCGTCCCTGAGTTTTGCCATATGTCGCTTAAACCCGGTATTGGCGGGCCTTGGTTTGATCGTTATTCAAGTGATGTTTATAACGGGCATGATTATGTTGTTTTAGATGGCCGCCGTTTGCGTCCCCCTAAGTACTTTGATCGTTTGCTCCGCCGTTCTGACCGTTCCCGTTTCGATGACCTTAAATCCGAACGTGAATTTTCTGGTTACCAATCTCGCTCTCGTGGTGACCTTTCCCCTGACCGTCTTGCTTCTGCTGAAGAAGTCAAGATAGCTTCTCTTTCTTCTGTTAATACAAAAAGGCATTTATCATGAAATATCCTATGTTTGCTGTTCGTGACATCAAAGCTTCTTCTTTTGGTTTCCCTTTTTCGTCAGTTAATTCTGATACTGCTACTCGCTCTTTTTCCTATGAAGTTAATACTCCCCATCCTGACAATATGCTCAATCTCGCTCCTTCCGATTTCGAGCTTTATCATGTTGGTTCCTATGACTCTGACCTTGGCGCTTTTGCCTCTATCCTTCCCGAACTGATTGTTCGTGGTTCCGACGTTGTTTCACGTGAAACTGTTTAAGGTTTTATTATGGCTAACTTCAATGCTAAATCTGTCTCTGCGCATAACTTCGCAATGACTCCCCGCGCGGATATTCCGCGCTCGAAATTCGTTATTGAGTCTGCCCACAAAACTACTTTTGATGCTGGCTATCTCGTTCCTATCTATGTTGATGAAATCCTTCCTGGTGATTCATTCAACCTTTCCATGACTGCTTTTAGCCGTCTGGCTACTCCTCTTTTCCCTGTGATGGACAACCTTCACATGGACACCTTTTTCTTCTTTGTTCCCAATCGCCTTGTTTGGGACAATTGGCAGAAATTTATGGGTGAACGTCGTAATCCTGCTGATTCTATTGATTACGTTGTCCCTCAAGTTGTTTCTCCTGCTGGTGGTTATCTTCCCAATTCCTTACAGGACTATATGGGTTTGCCCACTAAGGGCCAACTTACTTCTACTGGCACTGTCTCTCATTCTGCTCTTTTCAATCGCGCTATTAATTTGATTTGGAACGAATGGTTCCGCGATGAAAACTTACAGGAGTCTGTCCCGGTTCCTACTGGTGATGGCCCTGATAATGCCGCTGATTACACTCTTCTTCGTCGTGGTAAGCGCCACGATTATTTTACTTCTGCTCTTCCCTGGCCTCAGAAAGGTGATGCTGTGCGTCTGCCTCTTGGCCTTTCTGCCCCAGTTGTTTCTAATACTCTCGTCGGTGGTTCTGGTATTCCTTGGTTTCATCCTGGTTCTACTGGAAACCCTCTTCGTACTTTGACGTCTACGCCTAACGGTTTGCCCGTTAACCTTAGTTCTGCTGCTCCGTCTACTATTCAGACTTTGGCCTGGTCGTCTAACGCTAATCCCAATTCCAGCACTGGTCT